AACCCTCGTTAGTCTTCTTCGACTTTTCTGGGTGCATGCTGTAATAAGCGCCGAGAGCCATACGCTGACGTTCTTCGCCTGACTTACCAGCGAACTTCGGATCCTTTGACTTGCGGAAGTCCTTGATGATTTCACCAGCCGAAGTCTTCTTTGTTAGAACTTCTTTCAGAGTCTTTTTTGGTGTAGAGCAATCAGCCATTTCGTGGACTGGGCAAGAAACACCTTCCTCGGTCATATTGCACTTTGCAGCTTCATTTACATTTTTATCTTCTGGCTTCTTATAACCGTGTTTTGGTTCAGCCACTTGAGAATGTTTGATGTTTGTAGCCTGATACAACTCATCGGTATTACCAACGCGATCTGAATGTTTCTCAGTCTTGTGTAGTTTTACGAATTCTTGATCGTTCGGAGCCTTCGGAGCGTAATCAACACCGGGATCCTTACCAGTTGAACCTGGTACGACTTTGGAGGCTTTTACGCCGTTTAGGATATCTTTAAGCGTCTTCGCCATATTCCTGGTCCTCTACTTCGTCTGTTTCTATTTCTTCTTCAGTTTCATAATCATCAGAAGGGTTTACGAACATGTTCATTGCCATTTGTTGTTTCTTACCTTCAATCGCCGAAGTAACCTTATCCTGAAGAATAGCCTTGAAAGCGTCTTCAAAATCGATAGGCTTCTGAATTGAACTGAACTTGATAAGATCTGCTACCCGAGCTTCAATTTCTGTCATGTCTATAACCCTTATTTATTTCTTGATAAAATTTGCACTGCTGACCTATATTTAGATTCGTCCTGTATAGAACGTTTATCTTTTTTACTTAAAAGATCAACTGTTGCTTCGGCTTCTCTGATTTTTTTAGTTTGTGTATCATCTTCTGGAGGTGGAGCTCCATCAACAGGAGGTTGTTCGCCATCGGTTGGTAGCGGATTACCCATTCCATCCATAGGAGGAGGATTCCAACGAGGATCATCCTGCTCTTCATCAATCAACTTGTCTTGTTCTTCAATATCGTCATCTGACTGCTGAAGAATGTTCCTACGCGCCCACTCATGCGAGTAGTATTTACCAAGTAGACCACCCTGATCCATAGTCATCATGAGCTGAGCGCGATTCTGAATCATTTCGGCATTCTTCAACTCAGTGAAGTAGTTGTCCTTGGCGAAGTCGAATCTGATATCCGGAGCAATATTCTGCCAATCCTCGATCGACATAATACCTTTCAGAACCAGCTGCTTTTCTAACAGTGAAGTGAAAAGTGTGCTGAAACGACCGCGAAGTCTTGAAATGAACTTAGAGAACTTCAGTTCGTCTCTTGTAACTTCTGTTGCTCTACCGAGAGAGAACAATGCATCTGAGTTGAGACGGTTCACGGGCACGTTTAGAGTTTGATACATCTTTTTCTGGAAGTAGAGAACGTCATCCATCTGACCGAGGGTTTGACCGCCTGGTAGTGTGGTTACTTCCGTGCCACGTCCACCTTCTCTACGAGGCAGCCAGTAGTCTTCAAGCATCGTCATGAACTTTCTGTCGTCGCGAACTTCACCAGTTGCGCCGTCGTAAACCAAACGATTCTTGTGCTTGACCATAATGTCGCGAACATACTGCTCAGCCTTCATCTTAGGCAAGTTACCAACATCGATATACCAGATACGACGTTCGGGAGCGCGCGCGAGGCGGTAGATGACTAAAGCATCTTCTAGAGTACGAAGTTGATTTAGTGCTTTGATTGCTTTGTGAAGATACGAGAGAACCATTGTTCCCTGAGTGTCGGACAATCCGGATGTAACATACACAACCGAGTCTTTAGCGATTTTCATACCAGTTGTCGAAGGACCAACTACTTTATTACCGTAGTTGAAACCTTTATCGTTGAAGATGAAGTATTCGTTTTGAACCTTCGGCACAACAGCCTCATGACCGTCTCCACCAGGAACTTTTCTTTTTGCTACTTCGCGAACTTTACGGATTTTTCTTGGATCAACATATCTGACTTCTTTGATACCAGCACTTACGTTCTTTTCATCAATAACAACGTGGTAATACAATCTACCATCGATATACCAACGGCGGTAGATTTCGTATGCTCTTGATTGAAAGTCGAGTATGTTTAGAACGTTTTGAAATTCGTCTCGAATAACTTTTTTAACCTTGTCCGTGACTTCAAGGTTGTCGAGAATGATACTGACGATGTTTTCTTCGTCAATTGATATTGATTCGTTTACAATTTCATCTACAGCCGAGTCAATTTCAGGCTGTAAAGACATTTCTCTGTACTTAGTTACTAACTCGGCTTCGGTTCTTACCGTTCCGTCTAGGTCAATGTAAGTCCCATAAGCACCACCTGCAGCAACAATAACTGCTCCGTCATCTGCTTCTTTCGGAGCAAACGACGGAGTTGTATCAACAGGAACTTTACGTTGGAATTCGAAGCCGAATAGTTTCATTTATTTTACTTTTCCAAAAACGGAGAGGGAATTACCCCTCTCCTCCACAATGTATATATTATACTCTGATCAGCCGCCGCCTGGCTCACCAGTATCGATACTGGCGCCAGTTCCGCCTATTTGAACTGGTACCCAATAATCATAAGAGAATGTTACATCAAACGTCTGAATAGCGTTTGTGTTATCCCAGTCCAGAGCCATATTAGAAATAGATGTTGGGAAAATACCAACAAATCTATACTCTCTAATCGGCGAACCGTCTTTAGAAAATTGAGTTACTGTAGCGTCAGTATTTTTGTAAGCGTTCGCTTCAAGAAGCTTCAAGTTACCGACAAACTGGTTGATTTTGTTCGACCAATCTTCAAACATATTTCTTACAATATAGTCTTCGTCATTCATAACTGTAACGGTCCAATCAGCGAAGGTACGGTCGCCAGCCAACTTAATCTGGCGACCGAAATATGGAACGTTTACTGGGTCAATAGTTGCTGCCGGAACTTCCGAAGCGCGGCAAGTGAAAACAAATTTTTCAAGTGCTGTAGGATCTTCGCCAACATTTGGGTTGATCTGAACTTGGAAAAGACTCGGTCTCGCACCACCTAGTGTAAGACCGCGACTCTTAAAGTCATTGATATTAAAAGCCATGTTCGTTACTCCTGTTTTTCTTTATTTATTAGAATTTACCGACGATTGTTGAGAACTGAACGCCAGTTCTAACAGCAACGAAATTCAGCTGAATAAAGTTAATCGAACGATTTGGCTTGATGTAAATATCACCCCAGAACTCGTTGCGGTCAATTCTTTCCGCTGTATTATTTGTGGCGTCACAAATAACTACGAAGTCTGTAATACCACGACGAGCCTGAACATCACGCAGATAAGGAACAACTAGGTTCTTGAACTGCGATCTTGTAAACTCATCATTGAACTCGAACAGAGAGAATCTAGAAGCATTAGAAATTGCTTTTTCGAGTGTGATGAATAGGCGACGAACATTAATACGATCGAAAGCTGAAGGCTTCTTGGTTCCAGTCTTATCACCGAACAGAACCGTTCCCTGACCTGGGAATGTTACAATCGGATTGACCGAGTTCTTGTAAAGAAGATCTCTATCAAGCTTTACTGGATTATAGCGAAGCTTTACGATGTTCTTAATCTGACCACGATTGAAACCAGCTGGCGACCACCAAGCATCGTTCGTTGCTTCTGTTCTTGCTGCAAGACCAGCAATATCGCCGTTCAGAGGAACATAACGGTAAACGTCGTTATAACGATCGTACATATATTTGTAGCTCGAATCGTATACTGCATATGTAGAGTCTGTCAGAGCACCAAACCAGTTAACAAGCGAAGTAGCTTCCGCCCCAACGTTGCTCTTTACCAGAGAGTCATCTGCAGAGATGAATGCGACGCAGTCTTTACGAGCTTCAGCGATATTTTGAATCAGATAGTTTGCAAGCTGGAAGTTGCTTACAGTCTGACCATTTACAGTTGTAGAACCACCAGTTGGCTTACCCTGCATCAGCAGAGAAATATCGACTGTTTCTGTTGACTTATACAGATCATAAGCAGAAGCGAGAATGTTTAGAGGAGCATTAGATTCTGTATAACCGTCAGTTCCACCAACAAACTCTAGCGAAAGAGGAGCCATGTTAGATGAACTTGCGATATTCAGAGCAACGTTCGAAACAGCGCCGGTGCGGTCGTTACCCCACCATACATAAGCAGAACCGTCATTGATTACTGTCTTGTAGTAAAGCGATGCGCCTTCCTGAGACTTAGCATTCGTAGCGCGGGAAACATTACTATAAACTTCTAGAACTGATTCTGGAATTCCAGTGAACATACCGTCATGGTCAACAACCACTACGTGCATAGTATCAACGGCTGAAGTGTTACCGAAGTTTGTATTGTAGTAAGAAGATACAGGAGCTCCATCGACTCTGTCGAAGTATTCCCAGTTTCTTGTCAGACTGATAGATGTAGTATTGCCGTTAGTTGTAGTATTAGCGGCGAAATCGGTTGAAAGCTTATAACCGCTATCGAAGTTTAGCGCAAAAGTTGCTACCGAAGCGTTAGCAGTAACTGATCCAACAGAAGTAATCTTGAGGTACTGAGTTCCGATAGAAGCATTTCCAACAGTTACAAAGTCACCAACCGTCAAACTATTTGCGATTGTATTTGCATAAGTGTTAGCTGCGGTAACAACACCATCAGAAGTGAATGAGAAAGTACCTGTGTTAGAACCAATGCTCAGAGAGAAAGAACCAGTAATTGTGTTACTTGTCAGCTGACCAACAAGAGCCAGATTTGAGCTGTATGCATTTACGCTATCGCAAACTGAAATCTTCAGTGATGTACCGAGAGAGCCAGGATACTTTGCGATGTAAACAGCATTAGAAGAAGTATTACCATCGCGAACATTCAGGTAATCATTTCTGTTCTTTACAACGTTTGCGGCTACGTTTGCAGCGCCTGTATTCGCGATCGCGTTCAGAGCACCTTGAGCAGCATTTGAGCTGGTTGTGTTAGCAGCGCGAACTACGTAAAGAGAAGAACCGTAACCAAGGAAGTTAGCGGCAGTGAAAAATGTCTCGTAGTTATTTGATGTTGGCTTGCCGAATGTGTTAACGAGAACGTTTTCGTCGGTTACCAAAACTCTTTCGCCTACTGGACCCCAGCGAAAAATACCGGCGATTGCGCCGGACGAAGTGGCTACGCCTGGAACGACTGTAGTAAGGTCGACCTCAGTTACGTTTACGCCAGGACTTACTTGATATGCCATTTGTTATCTCCTTTCGAAATTTTATAATACTCGAGCGTTTCAAACTTATTTATAAAAACCCGTGTTCTGGCTCGTCATTCATCCATCCTCTAACAGTCGGAGCCTCGACTATCTCTGCATGCGTCATGCCATTATCAACAAATCCAAACGGAGTAAGATCCTGTGAAATTTCTTCATCTGTTTTTTCGCGGAGCCTTGCGAGTGTATTTATAGAAGTAAGCTCTTTGAAATACATCTGATCCGATAGCCAGGCGAACAGAACCAAGCCCATGACCATGTCATCATGTTTACCAGACTCAGCTTCGTAGGACAATCCCTTCCTAGAAAAGGTAGAGAGCTCGCTGATAGTTTCAAAATCATTTACTACAAACTGATTTTGTTCGATGAGAAGTTTTAGGATTGAACAACCGACAGACTTGACCGATTTTGTTGTTCTGATACCTTTGTCAATGTTACCACCAAACCCCGAAGTGATTCTTTTACCACTTCTTCCAGCTGATTCAGTGAACAGAACATTGTCATATTCAAAATCAAAATGAAGAGAGGTTGCAACCTGCTCACCAATGTCATTGATTTCAACAAGAACAGCAGCGTTGTTATACGATTTGCAAACTCTGAAAACAATCTCAGCATAGTCGATTGGCGGAACTAGATTGTTACGGTAAGTGCAGACCTGTTTGTAAGGCATAGAATTAACATCGATTACACTGAATGCAGAGTAGTCTAGACCTTTACCTCTTGATACGTCAACAATACAGACATATGGATGATCTTTTACAGGCTGTTCGAATAACTGTAATCCATCGTTTTTATGGATTGGTATTTTGTATACGAGCTCTTTTAGTTTCCAACCAGCGATAAGAGTGCCAGAGCTACCTTGGAATTCTACACAGTATTCTTGATCGAACTTTTCTGTATCAAAATTCAATGCCGAAAGAGCGTCCTTTCTCCAGGCTTCATCTCTTCCTGGAACATCGTGCCACATGACTTTTATCGGCTTGTAATTGCTTTTACCTTCGGCTGCGTTCTGCCAAATTTTGTAGAAGTGATTCAGACCGTTTGGAGTTGATACCAAAACGATCTTTGATTCTGTACCAGATGAAATAGTAGGATAAACGGATGTAAAAAATTCGTCCCAGTTCTCGATGAACGCAGCTTCGTCAATAAACAATAGGTTGATAGAGTAACCACGAATGTTATTAGAAGATGTAGCAGCTGCTATGACTCGGCTATTATTCTCTAACTCGAACGATCCTTTGTTCCATTCTTTCACTCCCTGCTGAAGCCACTTAGGAAGATATTGATACGCCAGCTGAATACGCCCAAGGATTTCACGTGCCGTATCGCCTTTATTTGCAAGTAGAGCGACGGTCTTATCGGCATGGAAAATAATATACCAAAGAATGAATCCGCAAGTTGTAGTCGACTTACCAGCCTGTCTAGCTGTCGCGATAACGGTGTATCTTTCGTCCGCCATCGTTCTGAGCATTTGTTCTTGATACGGATAAGGAACGAAGTTAACTAGACCACGATCGATGTTAATGATCTTCATGTAAGTTGTAACGAAGTACACAACATCGTTTTTACACTTCATGTATTCTTGAACTAAATCAGGGGACCAGTTTACAGAAACTCCGCTGCGTTTTAGGTTTGGATTACCAAGGTAACTTTTGAAGTTGTTAATCTCATTCACTTTTTCATGTCCTCAATCATTTTTTGTAGTTCTGAGGTTGAACCTACGAACAGATTGTTCGTCACGTGTTTTTTCGCTTCTTCGTCCTGAGGAACGTCTGCCTTATCAATTGTTCTGATTTGCTGCTGTATGTCGAGCAACTGTTTAGATGCGTTCGTGACTGTATCCATAAGTTTCGCTAGGACTTCGAACGCTCTGGGATTTTGTGACTGATCTGCGATAGTTGCAAGTTTTGCAATAGCGTCAGTACCATTTTCTATAACCTCGCGAACGTTCGCGCGCGCGAAAGTGAAACCTTCTTTGGCAGAATCATTCTTTGCTGTGTTAACAATAGTAGAAATTGATTTACTATAGTCTGGCGGAACGATTGGTCCCAAATTCAATGCCCTATCGATTGGGTTTTCATCATCATTATTGTCCATAATCCCGTTCCGTGATGTTAGTTACATAGCCATAATCATCAGTTGCAACAATATTAGCAACTGGTATCGAAAGGCTAGAGTTAGAGGTTGGTTGACCGTTTGCAGTCAATCCTGGCTGCACCTGGATGTATGATACAACCGGATTCGATGTATTGGCGACGATGTCACCTTTTACGACAAAAAATTCTGTATTCGAAAACTTGATAACTTTGGAAGTTTTTACCGGACCGTATAGATAAGCTTTCATAGTGAAATCAAGATTCCAAACCATCGATCTGCGTTCTTTGAAATCGCCTTCGTATACGTCTTCAAGATTAACTCTATTCAGAACGACCGGTATGTCCATGGTCACATTCATCTCGGGAATGAGATGAACAGTAGTTGTCCAGTCTGGTGTGAAGTAAGGTAGAATCTGCTCTA